AGCTTGGCGCGGTGCGCGTGACTCTGGGGATCTGATGATCAAGCTCTGACCTGCGGTTATGTCGATCGGCTGGTTCGGTGTCCGGGCCGGGGGCACCGACTGGCTACTGTCACGAGACTGCATCAGTGCAGGTCAGAGTGCAGATTGGCGTCACACGCCCGGCTATCCTGGTCTCATGAAGACGAAGCGCTGCGAGCACTGCCGGGAGCACCTCGGTGCCAGGCATGCTCACAACGCACGCTTCTGCTCCGGCCGCTGCCGCACCGCCGCGCACCGTGCGGGCCGGCGTCAGACGGATCCGATCCCGTCAGCTATGGCGCGCCGTCGGCAGTGGGTTCGCCGGACGGACCGCAAGGTCCCTCTCTCGGTCGTCGGCCCCAAGGTGCGGCCAGCCTCTTCTGTCGATCCTGAGACGTGGGCGAGCTACAGCGCGGTCAGCCGCTCGACGGCAGGCGTGGGCGTCGGGTTCGTCCTGAGCAGCGCGGACCGGCTGGTGTGCATCGACCTCGATCACGCGTTGCTGGATGGTGAGCTGCGGCCTTGGGCTCGAAGGATCGTCGAGCGGCTGCCGGAGACGTACATCGAGGTCTCACCATCAGGTTCCGGCCTGCACGTCTGGGGCTTCGGAACGGTGGGGCGTGGCCGCCGGATCCGTAGGGGTGATTCGGCTATTGAGGTGTACGACCGTGGCCGCTACATCACGGTGACCTGTGAGCCCTTCGAGAACGCCCCGTCGAAGTTGGCGGACTTGACACAGGTGATCGCTGACTTGCTGTGAGGCGTCAGCGTCGCCTGACAGAATGAGAGAACCTCGGCGGGTGCGCTAACACCCCCGAGGCGTGACCGACTGTGTAGGAGTCGATGTGGGACAGCGTACCTGCGCTCAATGCGGCGTGGACATCTCGGACCGCCACGCGCGCGCTCGCTACTGCGCCCCGAAGTGCCGCAAGGCCGCTGAGGTGGCCAAGCGCGATCCGGACAAGTGGCGCGCTAAGGATCAGGCCAGGCGGGCGGAGCAACTCGCACAGTTGGGGCCACGAGCCTGCGCCTCGTGCGGCACCTCCATCGACCACCGCCCGCCGCATGCGAAGTACTGCGGAAAGCCGTGCGCCAAGCGGGCCGAGTTGATCCGCGACCGAGCGGTCAGGGCGGAACGCACCAGGGCGTGGGCGCTTGCGAACCCCGAGTACATCAAGCGGTGGGCGGCAGAGAACGCAGATCTGAAGCGCGCTGCAGTGCGACGCTCGTACCTACGACACCGTGAAGTTCGGCGGGCCGACAACCGGGCCTGGGAGGCCCGGAATCCTGGCGCTGCGAAGCTTCGGGCCGCTCGAAGGCGCCTGCTGAAGTTGGGCTGCTCGGCTGGCCTGGTCGTGACGTCTCGCGATGTACGCCGCCTGATCCACCGATACGGCGGACGCTGCGCCTACTGCGGCATCAAGCCGGGGAGCCTTCACCTTGACCACGTAGTTCCGATCGCCCGCGGTGGCCGTCACTCAATCGGAAACCTGCTGCCTGCCTGTCAGGACTGCAACCTGTCGAAGAACGCTACGCCCCTCTCGGTGTGGCGCCATCGGAGGGAGGGCGCTCGACATGGCCGGACGGGGGATGGCACCCAAGGCGACACGGTCGCGGGCACGCGACTCCAAGGCGCGCGATGCCGAGATGCGGAGCGTCGAGGACGACGGCGAGCTGCGCGGGCCGCCGCTGCCTGAGGGGGTCCTGCCGGACGGTGAGGACTGGCACCCGCGCACGAGGCAGTGGTGGGACACCTGGCGGCGCTCCCCTCAAGCTCAGACCTTCATCGACACCGACTGGGACTTTCTCCTGGACACGGCCCTTCTGCACGCCATCATGTGGAGCCGAGGGCGGTGGGAATTCGCGTCTGAGGTTCGGCTGCGGGCTGCGAAGTACGGGGCGACGCCGGAAGACCGGATGAGGTTGAAGCTGAAGATCGAGACTCCGGCGGATCGGTCGGCTCCGCCTGAGACGCCGCGGTCAACTTCGGACCGGCGAAAGAACCTGCGGATCGTTTCGGAGGACGCCGTGTAGGGGGTGCCATGCCGTGGCGCGGACCCCAGTACGACGGCGAGTTCCCTTCTCTCGGGCACCTCATCGTGGAGCACATCGAGGAGTTCCTCTGCCACGGTCCTGGCGACGTTGTCGGCGAGCCGATCGAACTGGACGATGAGTTCTACGCGTTCATCGTGAAGGCCTACCGGCTGGATCCGGAGACGGGCCGCCGTGTGTACCGGAGGGCGTTCCTGTCGCGGGCGAAGGGGCGGGCGAAGTCTGAGATCGCCGGGATGCTGGTGTGCGCGGAGGCGCTGTTCCCGGTTCGCTTCGACGGCTGGGATGCGAACGGGGAGCCGGTCGGCCGACCGGTGAAGTCGCCGTTCATCCGCTGCCTGGCTACGGAGGAAGGCCAGTCCGGCAACACCTACGACAACGTCTCCACGATGCTTGAGTACCTGATCGAGCATCATGGCGACGACTTCCCGGGCGTCGATATCGGCAAGTCGGCTCAGTCTTCGAGCCGGATCATCCTGCACCACCAGCGCGGCGAGATCACCCCGTCGACGGCTTCTTCCGCGGCGAAGGACGGTGGCAAGGAGACTTTCGCGGTCTTCGACGAGACGCATCTGTACGTGCTGCCGGAGCTGCGGCGAATGCATGGCACGGTGCGCCGGAACCTGCGGAAGCGTAAGGAAGCCGAGCCGTGGTGTCTTGAGACGTCGACGATGTACGAGCCGGGCCAGGATTCGGTTGCGGAGGCCACGCACACCTACTTCAAGGCCATCAAGGAAGGCCGGGTGCGCGACGCGGACGCAGCGGGGCTGCTGTTCGATCACCGGCAGGCCGCCGACGGTGTCGACCTCGCCGACCGTGAAGCTCTACTGGCAGGCCTCAAGGAGGCTTACGGGCCGGCCTCTGCCTGGATGGATCTGGACGGCATCATCGCGGAGATCTGGGATCCGCAGTCGGCGCCTTCGGATTCGCGCCGGTACTGGCTGAACCAGCCGGTTGCGGCAGAGGACGCGTTGCTGGATCCGGGCGAGTGGGCGAAGTGCGTTTCGGAGGAACGCCTGCGGGACGGTGACGAGATCGCGCTCGGCTTCGACGGCGGAAAGACCGATGACGCGACCGTGCTGCTGGCAATGCGTGTCTCGGACCGGCTTGTGCAGCCGCTCGGGATCTGGGAGCGCCCGGAAGGGCCGCTGGGGAAGAACTGGGAAGTCGACCGTAAGCAGGTGTCTGACCTGGTAGCGCACGCGTTCGGCCGCTACCAGGTTCGGGCGTTCTTCGCGGACGTCAAGCTGTGGGAGTCGTACATCGACGAGTGGGGCGAGACGTACCGGGATGAGCTGCTGGTGAAGGCATCCGTCAGGTCGGCGATCGGCTACGACATGCGTGGCCACCAGCAGGAGTTGACGAAGGCGACCGAGGCCCTGGTACAGGCGATCATCGACCGCAAGATCCTCCACACCGGCGATCCCGTGCTGACGCGGCATGTGGGGAATGCTCGGCGGCGGCCGAACAGGTGGGGCGTTTCGTTCGGCAAGGAGTCGCGGGAGTCGCCGAAGAAGGTCGACGGCTTTGCGGGCATGCAGTTGGCGGACATGGCGCGGCGGGCGTTGCTCGCCTCCCCGGAGTGGGCCAAGCGGCAGAAGAAGCGGAAGCGCACGGGTCGGGTTCACGGGTTTGCGTAGGGAGGTGGGCGGCGCGTGGCGGTGATGGGTGAGGATGCGGCGGTGTCGATGGCGCGGCGCCTGCTGAAGCTGCGGGATTCGGAGCAGGAGCGTCTGAACAAGATTCAGCGATACATGTGCGGCAAGCACGACAGCGTCTACGTGCCGAGAGGAGCGCGGGCGGAGTACCGGTGGCTGATCGAGCGGGCCCGGGTGAACATCCTGCCGCTGGTGGTCACTGTGGTGGCGCAGAACATGTACGTGGACGGCTACCGTCCGGCGGGCGGCGACGAGAACGCGGCGCCGTGGACGGTGTGGCAGGCGAATCGGATGGATGCTCGGCAGCACGGCATCCACCGGTCGGTTCTCACTTACGGGGCTGCGTATGCGGTGGTGATGCCAGGGAAGCCGGTCCCCGTGATCACGCCGTTCTCGCCGCGGCGCATGACGGCCCTGTACGCGGATCCGGTGAACGACGAGTGGCCGATCTTCGCGGTCGAGGACCGGCTGGAGAACACCGCGAAGGGGCAGCGGCGTGTGGTGCGGGTGTATGACGATCGGGCCCGGTACACGCTGGTGGGGGCTGCGGACGGCTCACAGTTGGCGCCGGACGGCGACCGGTGGGTGATGAGTCACAACCTCGGGGTGTGCCCGGTGGTGCGGTACGTCAACACCGCGGATCTCGACGGCGATGGCGTGGTCGGCGAGGTTGAGCCGCTGATCGACACGCAGGACCAGTTGAACATGACCACGTTCAACCTGCTGATGGCGCAACAGTATGCGGCGTTCCGTCAGCGCTGGGTGACCGGCATGGCGCCTCCGCTGGACGAGCAGGGCAATGCGATGGAGCCGTTCCGGTCCCGCGTCGACGGCCTGTTCGTCGCCGAGGACGTGGATACGAAGTTCGGCGAGTTCGGCGCCACGGATCTGAAGGGCTACTTGGATTCGAGGGAGTCGACGATTCGGCACGTCGCCACTCTGTCGCAGGTTCCCCCCTACCATCTGCTCGGCCAGATGGTGAACCTCTCCGCCGAGGCCCTGGCCGCGGCGCGCGACGGCCTGGATCGCAAGACGGACGAGCGTGAGTCGCTGTGCGGCGAGGGGCATGAGCAGATGCTGCGCCTGGTCGGTCTGGCTTCTGGGGATACGGTCGCTTGGGAAGACACCGCAGCGCAGGTCGTGTGGCGGGACACGTCGGCTCGTTCGCTGGCGCAGACGGTGGACGCGCTGGGCAAGCTGGTGACGATGCTCGGGGTTCCGCCACAGGAACTGTGGGAGAAGATCCCCGGCGTCACACAGACTGATGTGGAGCGTTGGAAGACGGCGGCGTCTGAAGGTGACGCCATGAACCGGCTGAACGGCATCATCGAGAAGCAGATGCAGCCTCCGCCCGACGCTCAGTTGCCGTCCGAGTCGCCTGTGGCGGCGTGAGGTGGCCGTCCGGCCGCAGCCTGCGCAGCGGTTCCGCCGGGTGCAGGCGCTTCTGGCTGCACAGATGGCTCAGCAGGTGCTCCGTGTGTGGCGTGAGCTGATGAACCCGGCGAAGGTGGATGCGTCGTGGCCGGCCGTGCGGTCTGCTCTGATGCCGATCGTGCAGCAGGCTCGTGCGCAGTCTTCGGTGTTGGCGCAGGCGGCGTACCGGGAGGCCCGCGCTGAGGCAGGTGTGGGTGCTGACGGTTTCGAGCCTTCGGGCCCGCTTCCGCTGGCGATCAAGCGCTTGGAATCGGCTCTGGATGTGACGGGGCCGGTGGAGTTCAAGAAGGCGATCGCTGCTGGCAAGAGTCCTCAGCAGGCGATGGATGCCGCTGCGGTGCGGATGGTGGGCTCCACGCAGTATCTCGCGCTTGAGGGCGGCCGGTCGGTGATGAAGGAGTCCATCGACGCCGACGAGCGGGCGACGGGTTGGGCGCGGGTCACCGACAGCGACCCTTGCGCGTGGTGCGCGATGCTCGCTTCCCGCGGGCCGGTCTACAAGTCGGCGAAGACGGCAGGAGATCCGCGGCAGGGCGGCAATCGCTATCACGACCATTGCTCTTGCCAGGCGTGGCCGGCGTTCACGAACGACGAACCCTTCATCGGCATCGCCGAGAAGCTCTATGACGACTGGCTGGCAGCAACGCGAGGCCGCGGCGGTACGCACGCCGTGAACGCGTTCCGCCGCTGGTGGGAGTCGGAAGGGCGCGCCGCCTATGCGGCACCTGAGCGTCCCTGACTCCCGAATCGGTGCCCCTTCGGGCCCGTTCAGCTCCACCGAGGCGCCCGCCGACATGGCCGGCGCCTTCCGCATGACCACCCCCGCGTCTGCCGACATGGCGGCGCACCCGACACGGGAGCCCATCAATGGCCGAGAACACTTCGGAGACCGCCGGCGGCACGCAGGCAGTCCCGACCCCCGCCGAAGCCGTCGCCGCGGGCCAGATCCCCGCCCAGACCCCGACCCAGCTCCCGCAGCAGCCAGCCGCGTCGGAGTCGAAGCCGGAGGTCACGGACTGGGAGGCCGAGGCGGCGAAGTGGAAGTCACTGTCCAGGCAGCATGAGCGGCAGCACCTGTCCGCACTCGGCTTCAAGTCGAAGGACGAGATCGACCATCTGCGGCAGGCGGCCCAGAAGTACGCCGAGTTCGAGGACACGCAAAAGTCCGAGCTCCAGCGGGCCAACGAACGAGCGCAGAGCGTCGAGCAGAAGCTCGCAGATCTGCAGTCGACGAACGCCCGCCTCATGGCCGCGGCCACGCACAACATCCCGCCGGACCTGATCGACCTTCTCGGCTCAGGCAGTGACGAGGAGATCAACGCGCGAGCCGAGGCGCTCGCCGAGCGCCTCAAGGCCACAGCGCCTCCCCCTGCCGCCACGCAACACCGGCCCGTCGAGTCGCTGACACCGGGCGCGGCCACCGCCTCCGGATCCGCGGAGGCGACCCCCGACCAGTGGATCCGCCGGATGGCCGGCCGTACCCCCTGACCTGAATCTCACCGCAGCACCGGAATCACCCGCACGGGGCCGGGGTCGCTGCATTTCCGAAAGGAGACCCCGTGCCTTACGACTCTCTGATCTCTCGGGACGCCAGCAACGATCCGCTGGTCCCGGAGCCGGTTTCGGCTCAGATCATCCAGGAGATGCCTGCCGCGTCCGCGCTGCTGCAGCGTGCCGCGCAGGTGCCGATGTCGACGAAGACGCAGCGGCAGCCCGTCCTCGACGTGATGCCGATCGCCTACTTCGTGGGCGGTGACACCGGTCTGAAGCAGACGTCGGCGCAGGACTGGAAGAACGTCGACCTGATCGTGGAGGAGATCGCGTCGATCGTGCCGATCCCCGAGGCGTACCTCGACGACGCGCAGATGCCGATCTGGGACCAGGTGCGTCCGCGTCTCGTGGAGGCGATCGGTGCGAAGCTGGACGGTGCGGCACTGTTCGGCACCGACAAGCCGTCGACGTGGCCGACTGCCGTGTACCAGTCGGCGGTCGCGGCGGGCAACGTCACGATCTCCGGTACCGGCGACGACTTCGCGCAGGACGTCGCCGTGGTCGCGGAGAAGGTCGCGCAGGACGGGTTCGCCGTGAACGGGTTCATGTCCCGGCCGGGCCTGACGTGGAAGCTGAACGGCCTGCGTTCGGCGGACGGCATCCCGATCTACCAGCCGAACCTGCAGGGCACGCCGGGCGGCACCCTGTACGGCTACCCGATGTCGGAGCTCACCAACGGCGCCTGGGACACGTCGGAGGCGGAGCTGCTGATGGGTGACTGGCGCAAGGCGATCGTCGGCATGCGGCAGGACATCAGCTTCAAGCTGTTCACCGAGGGCGTCATCTCCGACGACGACGGCAAGGTCATCCTCAACCTGATGCAGCAGGACTCCGTCGCGATGCGCGTCGTGATGCGGGTGGCGTTCGCCACGGCCAACCCGGCGACGCGTCTGAACAGCAACTCGGCGACCCGCTCGCCGTTCGGCGTGGTTCAGGCGACGACCGCCGCGTCCTGACCGAGTACGGCCGGCGGCCTCCCCAGGGGGCTGTCGGCCGTCGGTAGATCGGAGTTCCTGTTGCGGGTGCTGGCGATGCTGCACGCCTATCCTCCGGGCCACAATGCGGGTGCGGAGTGGGCGGCTCACAGCCTGCTGCGCGAGCTGGTGGTGCGCGGGTATGAGGTGGATGTTCTGCTGTCGGATCCTCGGTCGGCGGATGTCGGGTACGAGATCGATGGCGTGAGCGTGCACCCGTACCGGGGCAAGGCCGATCCGTCGCCGTGGATGCGCGGCGAGGGCCGTGCGCGGGTGATTGTGACGCATCTGGAGAACACGGCCCGCGCGTCGGTGCTGGGTGAGTTGAACCGGATCCCGGTGGTGCATCTGCTGCACAACACCTTCGAGAAGTCGAAGGCGTGGCTGGTGAAGGGCGCCCCGTCGCTGGTGGTGTACAACACGGCGTGGATGAAGGCGGATGCGGAGGCGTGGTGGCGGCGCAACCGCGGGGACCGTCCGATGCCGTGGGGCATCACTGTGCACCCACCGGTTGCGGTCGCCGACTACCTGGCGTCGCCGGGGGATCGGGTCACGCTGGTCAACTTGACGGAGGAGAAGGGCGCGAAGGTCTTCTACGCGCTCGCCGAGCGTATGCCGCGCCGTAAGTTCCTTGGCGTGATCGGCGGTTACGGGGCTCAGATCGTGCGTGAGGATCTTCCGAACGTGGAGATCGTCCCGCACACGCCGGGGGACCGCATGGCGAAGGACGTGTACGCGCGTACCCGGGTGCTCCTGGCGCCGTCGGTG